AAAGAACCCAAGGACTTAAACAAGGCAATTAGTATGTTGCAAATCGCAAGTAATATATTGAGTAAAAGCAAACAGTAAAGGATCACTATGCTGACACTACTTTCAACCCTAATCTCATTCTTGATGGGCGGCCTGCCCAAGATTTTGGAGTTCTTCCAAGATCGGCAAGATAAAAAGCATGAGCTAAACCTTGCCCAGATGCAGATCACCCGTGAGTTAGAACTGCGTAAAGCAGGGTTTGAAGCACAGGAAAGAATTGAACACATCAAGTCTGAGCAACTGGCTACCGAGAGCGCAGCCAACACTACTCAGGTTCTGATTGGCGCACAGCAAGCTGAAATGCAAGCCCTCTATGCCCATGACACTAGCTTGAATGAGGGAACATCCACATGGATGAAAAACCTTAGAGCAAGTGTGCGCCCTGTCATTACTTACGGCTTCTTTTTCCTGTTGCTGTTCATTGATATTGGCCTGTTTGCTTACGGCTGGAATCGTGGTGTGCCGTTCACCGAATTGGCTGAAATGTTGTGGGATTCTGACACCCAAGCCCTGTTTGCCTCAATCATTGCTTTCCACTTTGGTGGTCGGGCTTTTGGCAAATGAACATCTCAGACAAGTGCTTGCACATGATTCGCCATCACGAGGGCGTGAGGCAAAATCCCTATAAATGCCCTGCAAAGCTGTGGACTGTAGGGGTTGGTCATGTGATGTTTCCAGAGCAAGGCAAACTGAAGATAGATCAGCGGGATGCCTTTGTGCCACCGCCAGAGGCCATGCGAAAACACTCAATGGAGGAAGTAGATGCAATACTTAGGGCAGACCTTACTAGGTTTGAGAAAGGCGTGGCTACTTATTGTCCTGTGCCTCTTACTCAAGGACAGTTTGACGCACTGGTTTCATTTTCTTTCAATGTAGGGCTTGGCACTCTCCAGAGGTCAACCCTGCGCCAAAAGGTACTTAGGGGAGACATGGAGGGCGCTGCCGAGGAACTTTTGAAGTACTGCATGGCTGGCGGCAAAGTTCTCAAAGGCTTACAAAAGCGCAGAATTGACGAAAGAGCCTTATTTTTGAGTTGAGTTCTCGCGGAAATGTTTGCCTGTCAAACGCATGATCCAGCAAGATTGGCAAATCCATTTGTGTCCCATATCAATCCCACCCTCTGGCGGCTTGGTCTCATCACATTTATTACAATTTCGTAATTTATGAACAGGCTGATTGCCGCCTAATTCGATTGGGTACATTGCCACTCTCTTTCGCTTCTGCCTGAGTTGGATTTGACTGTGTTACCTGTCAATTCAATCAAACCCATCATTTTCATTTCGTTGAGCCGCCTGGCAACCTGATTGCTGTCCAGATTGGTATGAGCCGATATGCCATCTTTGCCTAAAGCCCCATGTATTTGGAGACACTCAAAGATTGTCTGGTGGTGCTGGGTGGCAGATTCTTTGATTGAATCTGCTGCCTGAAACGATGTTAGAGGATCATTTGCCCTTACTCTTGGGAATTCGGGCATGGCGAAAATTTTCTTAAATGCGTCTTTATAGTCCATGATTTCTCCTTGTTAGGGGCAATGCCCCTGTTAATCAAAATGGGATGTCTTCCTCGTCTTTTGGCAAGCCCTTGTAATCGTCTTTGGGCTTTGGTTCATTCATGTATGCCCAGCCGTTCCATCCACCATCTATAAGTGGAATCATGTCAAGTTTGAGCATTGGGCCGTTCTTGGTTTCAATGACAGAGCCAATGTTTTGATAGCGGGATTTTTCCACACCATCTTTGTTTTTGTATTTACCTGAAACAATTGTGATTTCGTAAAGTTTAGACATTTTTTAAATCCATAAGTTGAGCAATTTTGATATCAAGTTCGTTTAAGAATTTGACCACTTCGTCTTCCATTTGCTTGATGAATTCGTTATCCCGTGGGACTCGTTTCACAAACAATTGAAGTTCATCCGGCAGGCGATTGTCAAAGCTGACAAAATCACACCACTGCCGCCCTGTGCAAGCCATCTGGAATTGCATTTGGGTGTTGTACTTGCCTGGCACTGATTGGGACAACAAAGTCTCAATGTGCGTGGCTGTGTTGGGGCATTTAATCTCTAAGAGGCCATCATCACCCACCAAGCCATCAGGAGATGCGCCAGCCATGATGATTGAGGGATGGGGTACAAACCCCACCTCATCAACCAAAACATCCTGTAAAGCCTCATAAGCGGCTCTTGCAAGGGGTTCTGTGTCTGTGCCGTGTTGCATAGCAGCGTTGGTGAAACTCTCACCCTTTTGACCCGTCAGGCGTTCACAGATCAATTGAGCCATGTAGTTGTCACGGCTGGCGCTGTAACCCGTCTTTGTCTTGGCGATAACGTCAGCTACACGAGATGCGGTGACTTTGCCAATGCGAATGGTGAACCATTCTTCCGACCCTTGATCCATCATTTCAATCATGATTTCATGCTCCTTATGTAAACGCTAAAACTGTCCAACGTATCCTGACCAAAGGCGGTCATCTTCTGAATCTCTTTTGCCACTTCCTCAAGCACCTGATTGCGCTGTGAGGGTGAGACATAAACATCCCAATGGTATGGTTGACCACTCTTTTCTATTTCTTGTCCTAGTCTATAAACTTCATACAAAGCGTTCTCACGCTTAATGCGGTCGAATTCATCATCTTCATCTGTTTTCATAATTTGGCCTTTGCTTTGTCTTTGGCTGCAATCACTTTCATCTGCCAAGCCTTATCACCATCACAAGCGGCATAAGCTATTTTGTAAGCCAGTTTGAGTTCGTCTTGGGTGCTGGCGCTTTCAATGGCAGCAAACAAGTCTGTCATGGTGTCAGGCTCAATGGTTGACTCAGGCTCTACACCATCGGGCAAATCTTCCCCTGCATAGATGTACAGGCCGAGGCCATGCAAGCTGAGTGCTTTGGTCATGCAACGCATGATGGCTGTGTTCACTTGGAAAGCATCAGGGTTTACGATGGCTTTGTTGCGGTGATCCATAACCGGAAGCTGGCAAGTCATTGGCTTGTCAAACATGGTCACTGTGACCCAGACCATTGCTGTGCCGTTGATATCCATGAAGCACTTGTCACCAAACATTTCAACCTTGAACGAGGCTTTGGGGTCTGCTTTGAGTGCTTCTGCCCAAGCCCAAGCCCAAGACAGGTAAGTCAGATTGGCTTTCTTTTCTGTGTGGTCATTGACATTTGTTTTGAGTAAGTTAGCGATGCTCATGATTGTTCCTGTAAGAGTTCGATTTGCAAATGTTTAAGTTCTTCAGCGGTGATGTTGATTAAGTAGCAGAGGCTACGAATCTTGCCCTGAAGCATCCCGACTTGATAAGCCAGGCGATCCCGTGGGTCTTGTCCTTCATAGATGCTGGCGGCATTTTGTGCCACTTCATTGATGATGTAGTCTGCGTTCATGATTCTTCCTTTAAATAAGCTGTCAGGCGTTTGATTCTGTCTTGGTGGTACTCACCCATGCGCTTGGCATATTCTTGGGCGCTGAGAGCCTCTAACAGCTTGCGTTGTGCCATTTCAAGTTCTTTGGCAGCCAGTTCTTTGGGTGATGGCAAGCGGAAATAATCTTTGAGTTTGTCAATCATGATTAGCCTCTCCATGCGAGCATTACGCCCCAGCCACCAAAGATGATGATCGCCAATGTCCATTCGACAATTGTTGTGATGATCTTAGATTTCATTTTGTTCTTTCAGCATACGAGCGTGGTGAATCTTGACTTCAGAAACAATGCGTTCAAATTCGGATGAGGGCAGATCGCAAGAAATGTCATCACCCTTTTCGCTAAAGACAAACACATCGTAGATTTCTGCTGAGTTGTGGTCATGGGGCAGATTGAATTCTGCTGGGTAATAGTCATACCCGACTTTGACTTTCTCAAGGGTTGTGCCATCGTCATAAGTGACGAATTCATCAAAGTGGTATTGGAGTTTGTAGTCAATCATTTGGTTTCCTTAAAAACTTTTGCAAAAAGCAATTGCATCATTGCGGTTTTTAAAGTAGGCCAATGTGATG